CACTTACGGTTGCTATCACCACCGGTAGGTATTCTGATGTTAAGAAACTCCACCACATCTGGGTGACTGATGTCCATATACGCTGCATAACTTCCCTTCCTGGTTTGTCCTTGCTTGTATGCTGTCATCGCTGAGTCAGCTACCTTAATGAATGGTATTGGTGATGGTGCTTTGTCACTCACTGCACGTACGTCAGACCAATGACCACCTACTCCACCACCTTTAACACTGAGCCAAGCCAGTTCGGATTGGTGCTCAATAAGACCATCAAGAGTGTCAGGTATGTAAGAAAGAAAGCAAGAAATAGGTAATCCTTTAGCTTGCTCTCCTTCAAAAGGAGCGTTACTGAGTATAGGACTACTAAACATAAACCAACCATTAGATACTGCATCATATAACCTCTGTGCTAATTCTAAATCCCCATTACTATAGGCTACACACGCCCTAGCATAGGCTTCCTGAGGTGACTTCTCTTTACCGCGTAGGTAATAGCCCTTGAGTAACTCAAGTGACTGAGGAGTCAGCATCTTATCCTTTGTTCTATCTATTTTTATATCTAAATATTCAGTCTTCATAAGGTTTAATCCTAATATCTACCATCTCTACTCCATCTTCTGTGTAGGTTTTGTATGTTAACCTTCCCTCGTTGTGCATAAGAACACCCTCCACCATACCTGCATCAAATTCTTTCTCTCCGTGTGTCTTCATAAGATACCACCCGAAAGTAGCCATAGCAATATTATACAAGATAAAACTTTCAACTCCTATAATCATCAAACTCTCTCCTTTTTTCTATTAGTTTGTCCTCAAAAGCACAAAGCAATTCTTCCGTGCTCACCTCTAGGATGTCACAGATAAGACACTCATCGTAGCCCTCTGCTATTATTCTCTCCTTGAGTTCATCTAAAGTTAGCATTCATAGACTCCTTTTATTTCTAGTCCATTCCTTTAACTCTTTGATTTCTTTAGTGGAGAATATCTTTATCTTATGTTTAGCACACCACTGCCTGTATGTTATCTTACCACCCTTACGTATTCTACTGTCAGGCTTAGGCATCAGAAAAATATATTCCTTACCTTCAAACTTCAACTGTTCTGCTATAGCCTTATACTTAGCAGTGTCACCAGGCCTAAAGAAACCTTTAACCTCTACATAATAATCACCCATAACAAAATCAGGTACGTAATTCTTACGCATAGTGTATGCTATTTTATGTGGCTCATAGTCCCACTCCTTTTGTCCTAACAAGTTGTGGCATTCTTTCTCTAGCTTACTGCGATACTTTAAAGAACTCATCTGACTCCTCGGGTGTCTCATAAAAATTATTTAATCTGTTTCCGTCCTTATCTATTTCCACAACAGTTGGCACCTTGCCTATCTTAACTAGATACTTAGGACCGTTAGAGTATAGGAAGGTACGTAACTTAGGGTAGCATTCGTGCTTGTAAGAACAGTAGCTACATCCCACAGGTAGTTTCATATTCCCTGACTTGCCATCCGGTACAGGCTGGTAACACAGTTCGGGTTTATCGTTGGACTTAACTATGTTCTTAATGTTTCTAATCCTATCTATAATACTGAAGAAGTTTAACTTGGTCCAATACCACTTAGACTCATCAGCCATATCGTACTTAAGGAATGTCAAGTGTCCGTTGGTCTTATCCATAACCAACCAACCTACATCGGTAGTCTTCTCAGCGTAAGCGTAACCTTTAATTTGGTCGATGTAACCGAAGGGGTCATCGTTTACTAGGCTACCATCTTTGAACTTCTTGAATCCGTAAGGGGATGCGGACTTAACATCTGTTAATACTCCGTCAATCTTACAATCCATACTTCCTTTTATTCCGTTTACCTCTACTTTCTTTTGCTCTGATGTAACCTTGTGTCCTGAAAGTTTAGTCAATGCTAGTACCATCTCTTCAATCAGGTGTCCATATAGGAACTTAATGTATACATAAGGTTCAAGTTCTTCCCCCTTGTACCCATTATAACTATACCATAACTGCCTGTCCTTCTTGCCTATGTTAGACATACGTAACTTACGCTTGTCGAACTTGTGGTTTGTAATGTTGGTTCTTAATATGTTCTTCATATTCTCACCGAACGCTTCAACTACTTCTTCAACATCTACACCATCAGGAATAACTTTAGTGTTCATTAAATTATAGATGTCTTCTACTATTGTCTCTGTTGTTTTTAGTGTGTCTCTGCCCACGTCTTACCTACCTTGTATTCACCATCCAAAGGACAGTTTAAATTAAAATCTAGACCAGCTCTCTTGATACAATCAACTGCTAATCCACCGAACCAATCCGCTTGGTCCTCTGTAACCTCTACTTGAAACTCATCGTGTACGTTCAATACAAATTTGAAATCTAGTTTGTATCCTTTAGCATACTCTGCTAGTAATACTAATGCCTGCTTCATTACGATAGCACCTGCTGATTGTAGTAATACATTTAGTGCTGAGTGCCGAGACCTGATGTGTAAACGTCTACCATCTAATCCTCTAACCCAGCCTTTCGTGCTTCCTCTATCAACCTCTCTTCGTAGTGCTCTAAGTGCAGGCGTATTATCAAGGAACTCTGCCTTAAGTCTCTTACCATCCTGTGCTTTTCCGCCAACGATTTCTCCGATTTTGCCATCACCTGCTCCATACAGGAAGGCATAGATAAAAGTTTTTGCTGAATCTCTAGATTGAAGTCCTGCAGCCACTTGGTTTGCTGTGTGTATGTCGCCATTTAAAATCTCCTCTGTGTAATCATCATCATTCATATAGTGTGCTAACATTCTTAACTCAAGACCACTAGCATCTATACCTACTAGCTTCTTACCTTCAGGTACAGTCCAAAGCTCTCTACATTCTTCACCGTAGGGTGAGTAACTAGCAGGGACCTGAGCTAGGTTGGGGTTACTGTGTGTCATACGTCCTGTGATAGCACCACAACTATTAACCCTTCCGTGTATCCTACCATCAGTGCCTACTGCTTCAAGCCAAGCCTTAACCATAGCTACTCTCTTAGAGATAGTGAAGTAATCCAATATCATCTTAGCTTCTGGGATGTCTACATCAGCTAGTACTTTCTCGTTGACAATTATAGAACCTTTCTCTGTCCGTTCAGTAGGGGACCAACCGAAGTGTTGTAGATATCTAGCTACTTGCTGTCTGCTTCCTAAGTTAAACTCTGGGTATTCTATACAGCCCCACTCACCGTCTCTGTGATGAGCCCCTCTATCCAACTGTCTTTGGTATGCTTTGCTAGGTGTTCTGTCTTTGTTGTATGGTTTCTGCAGTACCGTTAGCTCTTTCCAAACAGCGAGGGGAGTAAAAACCTCACGCACCTCCAATACAATCGAGTGCACTTTTTCTTTAAGCTCTGCCAATAATTCATATCCTTTTCTTTCATTAAATTCTACTCCGTTTTGTTGTTGGTGGTGAATTATTTCAGCCACCTTATGTTCTAACTCTATGCTCTGTTCGTTGAAATCTTTTAGTTGTATCATTAATCTTTTGTATACATCCTTCAACAGCCTAACATCTTGCTGACAATACTTCAGCATCTCTGTGCTGTATTGCTCCCATCCTCCTGTGTAATCACCCTTGTAATTATCTAGAAGTACACCCCAATTTCTAAGAGAGTGTCCTCCCTCTAGTGATGGGTTAGACAGACGAGACAGTACTAAGGTATCTCTTATTGTATAGTCCCAAGCCTCTCCACTCAATCTCTCTAGGACAGGCAAATCAAAACCGATACCGTTGTGTGCTACGAGAGTATCTATTTTCTCTGACTTCAACCAAGAACTAAAATCTAAGTATGGATTCTTTCCTATGAAGTTATACATAGTATCCTCGTGGTCCTGCATAGCACAGATGCAGTGTACCTTAGTAGCATCTAAGCCATCAGTCTCTATATCAAAATAAACTTTCACCGTCTGCTCCTTCTCTCAGTCTTCCTGTGGTCTCGTTATACACTAACTCACAACACTTACCTGTTAGGCCTGAGAATCTATTCTTAATTACTCGCAGTGTGGTAGTGTTCCTGTCTGTTTTATCTTCCGCTTGTTGGTTACGCTCTAATCCAATCACCATATCACTAAGCTGTGCAATAGCAGCGGAACCTCTGAGCTCTGACAGCGACACCTGGCCACCTTCTTCGTGTGCCTTACCCATAGGTCTCTTCAAATGAGACACAAGGAACAAGCCTATGCCTGTCTCTTGTACTATCTTCCTGAGCTTAGTCATAATAGCATCGATAGCCTTACGCTCGTCAGTGAATCCTTCTTGGTCAGACACCACGATAGATAGATGGTCTAAGATAATCCACTTACAATCCAAACCCTTAGCCAAACTACGAATCCTAGATATTAAACTATCCTCTGATATACTCCCGAAGTGATTGAGTAAAAACAATCTCTCTTGCTTAGAGCCTACTGCTTTAAACCACATATCGTGCCACTCTTCATCGGTGTAGTTATCTCTATGGCCGGGCAGGTGTAGTGGTTCGTTATATTCCACAGACATTAAGCCTTTAGTGGTGCCTGCTATAGATTCTTCGAGGTGAATCACAGCTACTCCATCCTCGGTAGTGTTTAGTAGGTAGTGCTCCAACTCTTTAACTAAAGAGGACTTACCCATACCACTACCACTAGTTATAGTTACTAATTCCGCCTGCCTAAAACCATACGTGTACTCGTTGAGTCCTTGCCAAGGATAAGGAATAGATTTTATATCTTTAGATTCCTCTAGGTATTCCCAAGTGTCCATAGCTGAGATGATACCATCAGGTGTGTAGGGTTTAGCACCCCACCAAGCATCGGTAAAATCTTTAAGCCTTCCGTTTACTAACATATCGTTAGCATCCTTCATAGGTAGTTTACAAATCTTCAATTTATTGGGGGAGATAATATCACGAACTGCTTTCAACGCTTCTTGGCCTGCCTCATCGTTGTCGAAACATAACACCACGTTGTCGTATGATTCAATAAACTCTAGGTTTTCTTTTATATCCCTTGCCGCACCGCTTGCTCCGTTCTTTAATGAGACCACGTCCCACTTACCGTCAAACATTTCTGATATAGACAGAGCATCCAACTC